ACTTAGAAGCTAACTTAGAAGCTAAGAATGCATCTAGGAATGAAGACAAATTGGTTTATTATATCTTTGATCTTGATGAGTTCGGACGAACAATAAAGGATGGTCGGACAATTATTAATGAATTAGATGATTTAGCTCCAGACTTTTTAGAAAAACTTAAGAATATTGTTCCTGATGATTTTTATAGAAAAAAGAAGAAGAACAGAAAAAAACTGAAAGAACTTGTACTTGCATTGTGTGATGATCAGTTTGTTACAAAGAAATCACTTTCAAAGCTTTTAGGGATAACAGAATCAGCTTTATGGTTACATCTAAAAGAATTTGTAGACCAAGGCATGCTAGAACTTGCGTTTCCACAGCAGCCAACTCATAAAGATCAATCCTATCGGGTTGTTAAATAGCGGTCAATCGACCGCTTTATTTTTTCTCTTTCTTCACTTCCACTTCATCATCTTCCACTTTCAGTTCGCATTCAATCTGACTAGTAAGGCCACCGTCTGAAAGATTGTGTGTCACACGGGCGATCAGCCAATTCGTTGCGTCAATTTCGGCTTTAAAGCCTGAAAGCGAAATCGGTGTTTCCGGCATTAAGTCAGGTTCTCCCAACGCGAGATTCAGGCTAAAGGTTGCCACGCCACGTTTTAGCTTATCAAAGGCGGATTTGGCGACAGTGATAGCTCTAGCTTCTGAAGGATAAGTAACACGAAGGCTTTTAATTTTATCATTGTCACTTTCCACAGGGGCTTTTTGTTCAATGGTGTTATATTTTATTTTAGTTAATCGTCTGCCTTTTACTGTACCATCTTTCAGCGTTCTGCCTTTTGTCATGCGCTGTTTTTTTACAATCTTAGTATTTTTATCTATGATAATTTCGCCACGTTTGCCCGTGGTTGTATCATGCCAATACACCCGCACGGCTTTGTAGTTTTCGCTTTCAACAATAGAAAAATTGTAGTTGTCGCCATTTTTACGGGTAATTTTGCGCAGTGGAATGTCTTTCCCTGTGACGGTTTTGCCTTTGCCTAATGGCATAAATAATAGCGTGCCATTTTTCACCGTACACATGGCACCGTGTTCATCTGCAAGGCGTGTCAGTAGATTGATGTCGCTCTCATTGGTTTGGTCGATGTGGTCGATGAATCGATTTGCAAGCTCTTTTTCCACTTGGCTTTTGAGTTTATTTTCTTTGGCGATGGTGTCAATTATTTCGCCTAAGGTTTTCTTATCAAATGACCGTTCTTTTTGTTCGGAAAATGATCCTTTTAAATCCGCCGCTCTTGCTCTGATGGTTAATCTATCTGCTGAACCTGCGCCACCTGAAAACTGTACTTCATCCACTGAATATTGCCCTTTGTCAATCAGTGGTTTTCCTTTCCAACCCAATGCAAGGCTGATTATGGCATTGCGTGGCGGTAAGGCTAGTTTGCCGTCATGGTCGGAGAGTTCTAAATCAAGAGTGTCCGCTTCTAAGCCGCGATTATCTGTCAAAGACAAATTGATTAATCGGCTTGATACCACTTGCGTGATGTCTTGCTGTTTTTTGTCTTTGGTGGAGATCACCACTTTAAAAGCAGGCGTGCGGTGATTTTTACGTTCAAAATCCAACATTAGAACATCCCCGCAATGGATTCGGCAATTTCAATCAGCATAGGGTCATCAGTGCGTTTGAGATTAAGTGTGAAATCAATAGCGCGTGGCGCACCATCCCCGAATAATTCCGAGCGAGTTTCCTGCAGAGATTCGATGACGAAAAAGCCGATGATTTCAAAAGTTCCGCCGTCAATCAGCGGAAATGCACCGCCACTGTCCGCCATAAGTTCGAGGGCTTTGATAGAAAATCTTCCCCCGGTGATTTCAGGGATCAGTTTACCGTTAATGGTCACGGTTTCGCTTTCTTTGCCGGTGAACTGTGCTTTTGGCATAGCCCCCACCACGGAATTGGTTGGGTGTCGCCATGAGGATTGGCGGTCTAAGGTTTGAAACGGGACGGTTTGGCGGGCAAAGATAAACATGCCCAAGGCGGCAAGTGCGAAGTTTTGGAACATTGGTTAAACCTCCCAACCTTCATTCTGATAAACAGAAAACAGCATAATTTATTCTTTTACTCTTACATTTGAGATGGCAATTAGAACAGCAATCACAATTAGCCATCCCCACCCATTGATATTATGATACATGAGAAATGTTGCTAAACCAGCTATAGACACGATTGACATAAAGTAGAAAAAGAAGATTAAAATTGATTTCATGTTTCATCCTAAAGAAAAGTGCGGTCGCAAAACCTTTCAATTTTCGACCGCACTTGGTTAATAACTTAATATGCCGACCGTAAGCCAGAATGCAACCAGTAACGCCAAAATCCAACAGTGAATGATGTAATTCGGCTTTGTCATCAAATAATCAATCAGTTTCTGTTTCACTGCGTTCTCTCGCTTTTTCGCGCCATTGCATGAGTTCGGTCACAGTCATATTTTCAAAGGCTTGCGGTTGCCAGTGGAAAACCATGGCAATGTCTGCCATGGCGTCTTCCACGGTTGCCGAAATCAGAATTACTCGGTTGCTTCCGCTTCGGTCGTTTCCGAGTTCTTCCCTAAAAAACCGACGGTAGCCCCTGCCAATTCGACGAAATCCGCCACTTCCATGGCATCGAAATCGGCGCGGTGTAATACCGGTTGAGTGACTCGTGGCAATAAAATACGCAGTGCATCTACATCGGTGCTAAACACATCCATGAGTTTTAGCCCTTTTAATGCCGGCACGGTGGGTTTGTTGACGGTGATTTCGGTGATCTCTTTATCGCCGCGTTTAATCGGTTGGCTTAATGTGATGACGGTTGAAGTTTCGTTTTTCATCGTTTTATCCTTTTAAAATTTCCCTCTTTCGCAAAGAGGGGCTAAGTGAAGATTTTAAAAATGCCCCTGTGACGGGGCGGGGATGTGTGAATTAAATGCCGATGGCGCTGCGGTGTTCCGCTAAGCGGTCAACGCCGTTGACGACAAAGATGGAATTGAGCAAGTCAATTTCGATGATGTCTTTGCCGTTTTCGATGATTTTGTAATAAGTCAAAGGCACGGTGTAGCTTTGTTCGGTGTCGTCACCTGATTTGTTAGTGCCATTATCGATTTCGCCAAAACGTCCGCGCATTTCGAGTTCAATGGAAGTGACTTCTTCGGTGTCGTCCTGTTGATATGAACCGGCAAAACGTAAAGCCGTGCCGTCAATGGAACCGCCAAATTCTTTGACCAATTCGGTCATGTAGCCACCCATTTTGAATTGCACTTCTAACCCTTCTAAGCCTAAATTTACTTTTACCGGGCCAAACATACCGCCTGCACGGTATTCTTCCAGTTTCATGGCAAGTTTAGGTTGTGTGATTTCATTGATTTGTCCGCGGTAGGAATTGCCGTTGCCGAGGAAGTTCATGAGTTTTAATTTTCTTGGTAAAGCCATGGGATTATGCTCCTACTTTTGCGATTTCGCGGGCGAAGTCAACCAAGTATTCATCGCTGATGTATTGGTTGAATCCAAGTTGTTCAAGCGGCGGAACCGGGCAATAGTCATAAGAGATGAGTAATTTGGCATCTTTTAATGTCGCTGCCGTGTTCAGTTCCGAATTAACAAAGGCTTTGCCGCCAATTAAATAACCTTTTGCGGTGAATTCACGCCATTTAGCATTAATTGCCGCCACAATTTCTTTCACCAACAATACTGAAATGTCTTTATCGACCGCCCAGTCAAAGGATTGCGCGATTGTGTCTTTGAGAACTTGCGCCGTGCGGGTGTAGTTTTCGTAGATGAACAGTTTGTCAGCGGAACGGGTGCGAAGTCCCCAGAACTTAAAGCCGTTGTGGTTGACACAACAAGTGATTCCGTTTTCGTTGAGATAATTCACATCCGTTGCGGAATCATTAATATCAAAGGAAAGTGGCTTGGTTACACCAGTGACACCGTTTAGCCCTTTGTTTGAAATGGAGGTATGCCAACCGTATTCTTTGTCTTGATAGGCGCGCATTGCAGCGGCACGTACCACAGCATAATCCACCTCGGTTTGTTTAGTGATTGGGTTGAAAGATTGGAAATCACCGAAGATCAGCATGAGTTCCCGTTGGGAAAAGTTGCGGCCATAGGTGACGGCTTGTTCTTTGGTATTGCAACCATAGCAAGAGGCATACACAAAGCCGTTGAGTTTTTGTGCCACGCTCACCAATTCTGTGGTGACATCTTGTGAATCATACTTCGGCACACAGAAAATACGTGGTTTAACACCGCACACAGACGCAGACACCAAAAATGCTTTCAAGCCGGTGTAGTTGCCTTCACTATCCACGGAACCGATAACATTGGCTTTCATTTGGCTTTCGTCTTCGCTTTCTTCCACACGAATAACAACGACTTTACAATTCACAATATCCAAAATGCCATCGAGGGCGCGAGACAACGTGCCTTGTTTTCCTGCTTTAGCAATGACAGCAGAGGTGATGCCGGTGAGTAAGGTTGGTTTATTTAACGGGAACACGGCATTGTCGGCATCAGGTGCAGTAGCAACCAAGCCGATGACAGCCGTGGATGATGTAGTTAGCGTGCGTAAGGCTTGGGAAATCTCCGTTACCTTGACACCATGCAAGAATTCTTCAGACATATTTTCGCCCTATGGTTTCTGTGGTTTGAAAAGATAGGGGTATTTTGTGAGGTGCGATAAAGGATTGCGAGTGGTTGAGATTGTGAGAATGAGTGCAACAAAGTGCGGTCAAAATCGACCGCACTTTTGATGATTATTGAAAGTCGGCAGGATATTGTTTGCGGTTGATTTCGCTTTCCCATGCCGTGCGGCAGTGGTTTTTGTCAAAAAATAATCCATTGATAATTTTATGCAACACACGCCAACGCTTTTTCGGCTTACTTTGGATTAATACTGCGCGACGATAGGTACGACTAGACAATGTTTCATCTGCTCCACCGCCTGTGATCGCATTAAATAGTTGGTCAATCGCTATTAATACATGATAGCCCCATGTTTTAATTTTCTTGGTCTGCATAGGTTTTACTCCATCCGGTTGAATAATCATAGTTTAATGGATCTGTGGACTGCTCCAGTGCCAGTTTGTGTTGTGTCGCAGTTTGGTGATTGTGCAACTTGGAATCTTTCAATTCTTTGAAAAGCGCCTTCATTTTTTCGTGATCCATCATAACGACATCATTTTCATAGGTCGTCCATGGCACGATTTCATCCCCCAACACATCAAATGCAGCTTTCATCTCAATCACATTGGCACGAGCTTTGTCATCAGAATCAAACCACTTGCCAATGCTTGCCACATACACACCACCTGCAGTTTTCTCATCGCGCAGTTGATTGATTTTGGTACGGATGATTTCACGCTGTTCCTGCAAAAGTACGGTCATTTTTTCGGGGGGAATTACCCATGCGTCACCACCCCATTCACAAAGTTCGCTTTCCGGTGGAATAGCAGTATAACCTTTCGGAATTGCACCTAATTCACTAATCACTAACGGTAGTTTAGTTACTGTTGAATAAAATTTTTCACCAATATGGTTTTCAATATATTCCCATTCCGACCCTGTCCATTTTGCGATAAAACCTTTCTTGTCTTTTGGCGGCTCAGCATCAATAGTACCGGCAGGCATTAAATAAATTCCATCATCCGCCTCTGCAGGAGATAAATCTGCTGATGTTTGTCCTACATAAATATTTTGTTCATTAAGCTGACATACTTGTTTTGTAAGTGCATAAGTCATAATCTATCCTTAGTATTTAATACAAGCCAATAAAGCAACGTTACGCGGGCGAGTCTCATTTTCGCCATTGTAAGTAATCGTATTTTCCCTCTGATTATTATTCCCATTGCCTGATTCCGCATAAAACCAACTACCCTGGACGCGACCTTCAAACCCACTGTTAGGGACGGTAATTGTATGGGTCTTAATTGCATCCACTTGGACAGTGCCTAATCCTCGGCCACCATCGATATTACGCCCATCATCTAAACCGCGGATAAATTCTCCTCGTAGATCAGGCAAGTTAAATGTCGTGCGTCCATCACCCACGCCGAATGTTGTGCCGATTGCATCAAATAACGCGGCATAAGTTGTACGTGATACTGCGGCGCCGTTGGCTTTTAACCAACCGCTTGGCGGGGTTGAGCGTGCAAAAAATGCAACCTCACCAACCAGCTCGCTTTTTAACTGGCGAGTATTTGCGTTATTATTTGCATCATTTGCTGTGCGTTGTGCCGCATCTGCTGTTATTTTTGCATTATTAGCTCTATTTATCCCATCATTTGCACTATGCTGTGCATTATCTGCGGCACTTTTGGCTTCCACGCCTTTATCGTAAGCGGTTTTAACTGCAGCTGATGTTGCCACATTTTCATTGCTATCGCTGTTTACTGCTGATGAGCGTTTTTTAAGTGGGATATAGTTATTCAGCGCAAGTTGTAAATTTGCTATCCACTGAGCCAATTTCTTACCGGCTCTAGCGGTTAATCCTAGTTTGTCGCTATCAAGTCCCGTATCATCCGTTAGTTGTACAATACCCGCATTTGTTGTACTTGCTTTGTCAATGGCATGACTGTGTCCATTTTGGTCAAAGCTGTTGGCGGTAGTTGCGGTAATAGTGTGTGGGGTAAGTTGTCCTCGTGTGACAAAAATCACACTGTTGTCAACGCTTAATGTAACAGCATTAGATGAGCTAACCATTAGTACCATGCGCAATACTTGAATTTTGCCGCTGCCGCTTTCTAAAGTCGGTTTATAGCTTTCCGGGGTATTAGCGTATGCAATGAGCTTGTTTTGTTCATCAAACACGCCCATTTCTCGCACGAAGAAACCGCCGACATTTTCAGGAATGGAGAGTTCTACAATGATTTGTTTGTTGTTGCGTGGGTCTAGGGTCACAGCACTGACATTGGCACGGTGTTTTTCGTTGACCAATGCGGTGCGGTTGGCGTTCGGTGTGACGGCTTGCCCGTTGCCATCGCCCACGGCGAATTGCATTAATCGCAAGGGTTGATTGTTTGCCAAGGCTTTGGCAAGGGCTTGTGTTCCGTAGTCGGTAAGAATAGAAATATATTTAGCCATAATTGTTCCAAGTACTAGTTTGGGTAAACCGTGAGGATTTCGCCTGTTTGTTGTCCGATGAAGGTGTTTAGTGTGCCTGTGGGTGAAATGGCGATAGCAAGCTGTATCAGGTGGCGCGAAACGGGTTTCACATCGTTAATTAAGCGCACAAGTTCATTGTAGGTTTGTTCATTTAATCCTGTTTCCGACACTTCAACGGTGATGCTGAATGTGCCTTCTTTGCCCTGCGGTTGCATAGCAAACCATTCTTTTAATTCCACAAGATAGCCGATTGGCTCCACAACGCGTTTTACTGCAGCGATAGTTCCTTTGTGTTTATGCACAAAGAAAGCCTGTTTAATGGCGATACGCTTAACTTCATCCGTCCAATTCTCGTCCCATTTGTCAACGGAAAACGCCCACGCCAAGTAAGCAAGCAATTGCGGTGGGCAACGTTCCGGGTTGATTAGGTCCGCAATAATGACCGGATTTTCTACCGCACTTTTTAGGATTTCCGCCGCGTGTTTTTCCAATGGGGTTGAGCCGAGGGGCAATAAGTGACTAGAAATCATCGCTTGTCACCACCTCAACTTGAATGTTTGTGCAATAGGCAGATTTGTTATTCGGCAATACGATGTCGGCTGTTGGCGCAAGCAGTTCCACACGTTGCACGCCTTCCAGATGCAAGGCAGCATAGATGCCTGATAAGCTGATGTCTCGCCCTAATCGGCGTTTTTCTTCAGTGTATGCCGTAAGTTTTTTCAATGCTTCCGCTTTGATGGGTTCGTATTCCGGCCCACGGTATAAATGCAGTTTGGCGTGGATGGTGTAATTATGGATAGTCGCACTTTGCACGGTAACACGATCACCGATTGGGCGGATGTTGTCATCATTTAATCGTTCGCGCACGGCTTGTAAAACAGTTTCAGATGCGCTGCCTTGCCCGATACGGCTTAAAATTGTGACAGTAACATGCGCAGGTTGAGGCGATACCACGGACACATCCGCCACTTCAGGATGAGCGGACAGCGCATGGAATACATAGGCACTGCGCGGACCCGCCACAGACAACCCTTCAAATGCTAATTGGGTTCGAACTCGCAATGCGGTGTCATCTTCATAAATTGCCGGCACTTTGGGCGTTTTGGTGTTATCTGCAGCTTGGATTAGTTGGCGTTGCACGTTGTAATTGGCGGCGATAACGTCTAAATCTGTGCCGGTGGCGTATGCCAACATAGTGGCTTGAGCAGCATTATTAATGCGATTACGCTCCAATAATTGCAGGTAAACCACTTCCTGCAGCAGTTTGGTGATGGGTTCACTTTCCAAAGCTAGTCTAGCCTGCCAAAATGGGCGTTCTTCCTCATTGAATAGGTTAATAAATGCCGTTTTACGTTCGGCAAATAAGGTTTCAAAATCTAAATCTTCTAAGACTTTGGGCGGTTCTAGTTTGGAGAGATCCACTAATTCACTCATTGTTTTCCACCTAAGAATAAATCATCAAAATTCACGTTTTGATTGTTATTTCGTTTACGAGCCACGATGGTGCAGACAATGCCGTTTTCGCTGATGCGCGGCTGAAATTTGCTTATTTGAATGCGCGGTTCCCACTTGGTTAATGCCATGACAGAGGCAGCAGCAAGTTGTAACAATAAAGCGTGGTTCATTGGGCGGTCTATCAGTTCCGGAATGCGACTGCCATAGTCGCGGCGTTGAATACGCGAACCGATAGGGGTGAGAAGAATGTCCGCAATGGATTGTTTAATATGATCGCTTTCGTTTTTTAATGTTTCGCCAGTGTATCGATTCATTATTCTGGTATTCCTGTTTTACTTGGGCCACCTTGTACGCCACCGTGTTTATGGTTAATTTGGCTGATGCCACCGGCTATCATGTCGCCAGTACTTGTCACGCTGCCTTCGATTTTTACATCACCTTTGATTTTCACCATCGGGCAAAAAATTTCGATTTGGTTGCTTGCGTTGATAAAGGCGGATTTAATGCCGACGATGTTTAATCGTCCGGTGGCTTGGTTGTATTCAATCGTTGCGCCATCGGCGAATTGGATCATGTGCACATCGGGCGATTGGCTTGGGCTGTTTTTGGTATAAAGCCCGACAAGCACGCAAGCGGTAGTTAGCTCACCACTCGAAGCCAAAATGACACATTGTTCGCCAACCGTAGGTGGTGACCATGTTTTTGTTGTACCGGCGCGCAACGTAATAAAGGGCAAAAAACTCGTGAGAATTTGACCGCACTTTACCCGCGCTTTGGCATTGGCATGGTCTACTTCGGCAATTAAGCCAAAGCGAATGAGGTTATCAATTCGGCGGTTTATTTCTGCGGACATAGGTAGCCTTACGGGTTAAATAATCCGTATTTTTGGCGATGTGGGGAGAAAGTGCGAGTGAGGTAAGGTGTGGAATTGGGCGCAACAAAAAAGGGCTTTCGCCCTTTTGTTAGTCTCTGTCGCAGATCGGAAGAGCG